CAGACTCCTGAAATGCCTTGTCGCGTCTCTGTGGTATATAAGCAGGAATATGATACGGAACCACCTGTTTAAATCCCTGAACATCCTTGCTCGGAATTTTCAACCCAGGCTTATTGGTCCATTTCTTAAGGTTAATGCCAGAGCTCGTAGCAACAACAGTCTGATTGTTACCAGTCATTCTAGCGTTAGTAACTATCTGGTCGTCCAAGTCATTAATCAGATCTTGGATAGGAATCAATTGCTCAGTGTCACTCATACCCCAGTATTTGCCTTTTCTCAAATAACAAGGAATAGTAACATAAGGGAATTTACCATGAGCATAGAAACTCTCATGTCCCTCATCAAAGCTATCAGCCAAGATAACATCCTCAGTACAATACACTCGTCTGAGTTTATCATCATCATCCTTCTCCCAATATTCAATGACCATCACCTGGTCTCTCATAACAGGATTATTATTGGATGAGTCGTCAAAGACTCTGGCCTCATTAGACATGACTAAGCCATTGCCCTGAACCAATTTACCCTTAGCACCAAACTGTTTACGAAGCTGTCTGGTAGTCATTGGGATTAGCTCTATACAATAGTCACCCTTCTGAAGCTCCCTCGGGTTAGTCACTCTAGCATCAGGCAAGAATAGGTCAATGGCCACAGGAGCCATTACAGGTAAGCCTCTACCTCTCATAGCGTCAGGGTCCCAGTAAACCTTCCAAGTAACACTGCCCAAGTTAAGTCTGTCTCTCTCCGCCTCATCAAATTTAACGACCATCTTATTTTTACGCCAGACAAAGTTAAGAATGTGGTTAACGTCCTTAGCAAAAGGCTGATCCGACGGGCCAGTACCCTTGACCAAGATATCATTCTGTCCGTCCACAAGCTCAGCAACCTGGCTCTCAATAATAGGCTGAATAATATTCGTCTCACTGCCAATGTCAGTATCCTCAACCGGCAAGTTAACCTCACCAGCCCAATACTTCTCATTTTGAGCCCAGATCGACGGCATACCCAGCGTGTCTCTCTGCTCCAGCGAAGCTCTCAGCCTAACATTAATTTTGTCCAGTAATTTAACTTCCTTCTCCGGAGTCTCATACTCATCCTTATTCTTATTAAATAATTTACTCATCCTCATCACCCGGACTTACAGGGTCCATTATGAAGTCCTCAATCCCCATAACCTCAACCTTAGTCTTAACTGCTTTAGTTCCGGCATAGTAACATAGCCCAGAGAATATTAGCATAGTCACTACAATCAAGTATGTTACCATAGACCTTCCACCTCCATCTTAATTTGTTGGAACTCATAGTCAGGGTCGTCAAAATCCTCATCCTCCTCGAAGCTCTCATGCTCCCAAGTTCTCCGGGTCTTCTTAGCTCCTGGGTCCACAGGATTCAGCATGCCAGGGTTCATACCATAAGTATTCAAGAAATACTTAAAAGCATCCAAGGCATGGTCCTCAACTCTCTTCATTTTATCCAGTGTCTTATTCGACAGACATTTAGGGTCCCAAGCAGCCGATTTAATCTGCTCAATCAAGTGTTTACACTTATCCCTATTTATCCTAATCTTAGCACTACCATCCTTATTGCGCATCCTCAACAGTTTAATAAATAAGCTAATAAAATAGTCCACGTCATTCGGAGCAGGCACTAAGTACAAATGCTCCTCATTGTACAGGTCAGCAGGACTCTTCTTATTAGGTCCCTTATTCACTGTCGAAGGGTCAGCACACACCATATCAAAGCCCCTCCGCTTCACTCCAGCTGCGAATCTGCTTATATCGGCGTCAGGCTCATAGTCCTCGTCGAATATATAGATGTTATCATCCCTATCTACAGCACCGTATTCAGCAGCGGTAGGGGCTGTGACACCAAAGTCAAACCCTACGCCATAGTCCCAGAAAGGCGACAACTCAACCTCACCAGTTCTATAAGTGTGCAACTCCTCGTCAAAGTCCACAAATATCTGACCCTCGAAAGCCTCAAACGACGCCTCCAAGAATCTTTTCACCCAAGTCTCCGGGTTATTACGTCTCAGCTCCTCAACATAACCAGGCGGCAAATACTTAGCATTAGCCTCAGTAGGCACCGTCCAGCCAATGTACTCAGTCGCCGGCCTATCAAAGAATCGTCTCCACACCCAGTTTTTACCCCCAGAGTTCGAGGTCACGACCCCTCTCCAAGGACCCACAGGATGCCGAAGTCTAGCAGTCAGCATCTGGAACGTTTCCTCCGGTACAGCCGCACCATCAGGCTCATGCGCCTCATCTATCCAGAAATAGCTAATGTCCAAAGATCCAAGCGGTCCAGGCTCATCTAGGTGAAAGAATAGTATCTCACTAAATACAGGCCAGCCATCCTCATCCTCAGCATTGGTCTTAATCCATAAGTGTTCCTCAGACTTGTTATAATGTTCAATAAGTTCAGGAGGACATACCTCAAAAAATCTTCTCTGAGTAGTCTCTCTCAATGCCTTAGAAGTAAGTCTTCCAATTACACCAAGACTCCCAGGATACAACTGAGTCCACTTAATAACCTCCTCAACACCCATCCTCGTCTTTCCAGCACCAACACCAGACACTAAAGCCCGGTATTTATGACCATCCTCATGAAAGACTACCTGGTGAGGGTGAGGGTCATAAGTAGCTAGTTTCCTAGGTGGACTTAACCTACGCCTCCTACTCATAATTTACTCCTTACTGAGAATTTTCTTCTCTTCTTCACTCAGCATACCACTGGCGAAAACCAACTGAATCCCACCAGCATTAGAGCCCTTGACGTTTACCTCAGAGGTATCGCCATAGACCTCTCTTCTGTGGGCCTTAAGCATCATCTGTAGCAGAGAGTCAGATTTTTCTTTGGCTCTCTCGATAGCTACCCTTTCGAGTCCATCAACGAATCGATCTTTAACTATGTCATACATCTCTTTGTAGTCTTCATAGTCCTTCAACCACTGGTAATGGTCTTTTCTCCGAACGCCAGCCAGGTCCACAGCAATGCCTATGACACCGGTTTTGGCAAACTCTTCTAAAATTAAGGTCATCTTATCCTTGAGTCTATCAGGTATTTCAGCCATTTTCTCCTCCTCTCTAAAAAAATATAGACTAGTTTTTGAAAAAAACCGTCTATTTTACATGTTCATTATATCAAATCCACGCTCACTTGTCAATACTTTTAAAAAATATTTCGATTCTCTATATAAAACTGGGGATGGGGTATTGGGCACATGGGGTAGTCGTTGTGAGAGCGTGCGTCGATGCTTGTGAAGTGCTATCACTATATAATGCAAACCCCCACCCCCATGGGGCTCATACCGGGGTCAATATGTCACGGGTGCAATGATGAAATGATTACAATGTATACATGCATGTTATATACATTGCATACAATTTAATTGCGTGGGTGTCATGCATGATATTTGAATTGCATACAATATGATTGGGCGCATGTCATTTGCATGCAACCCAATTGCATACAATATATTCATGATTCATTTATACATTGTATGCAATGCATAATCAATGCATAAAATTATTTACAAATTAAACAAAATAATTTAATTTTTTTATTGACATGTCATTCAATTCATGATATAATGAATTATAAACCAAATCAATATCAATCGTGATATTGTATGCATGTACAATTTTAAATGGAGGTATCAAATGAAATCAAATGTGATGAATGGGTTTGAAATGAATGAGGCAGTTGACAAAATTGAGAATGACAAATTGAATAAAAAAACCGCACCCAAATCAAAATCAAAACCGAAATCAAATGCAACACCCGAACCGAAATCAAATGTAATTGACCTCACTCCAATTATTGCAAAATTGCCAACTGATTCAAATGTAACACCCGCCACCCTTGACAAATTATTCAATTTGAATGATGGGGGCAAAACAATCCGACGCCACTTACGTAAACATTTCGCCGAAACAATGGGTCATGAATACAAATCAAATTGGACCTGGACATTAAATGACCCGATATTAAATGACATTTTGTCATATTTTGCAACCAAATATGTAATTGCAAAATGACAAATTGGGGGGAACATCACCCCCCTCATTTTTTTTTATGCACAATTATGAAATGGAGGAACACAAATGAGATTGCCTAATGTTGACATAATCAATGCCTTCACTGACATTGATGAAATGATGCAATTCGGTCATGGCCCAATCATGTTATTGAGCCCGCAACGTATGTTTGAAATGGGTCAATTTTATCAATGGGCTGAGACACTCATCAATAATGATGAAATTGATATGGATGGTTCAACCGATGTACCTAATGATTTTGATTGGGTTGTCGGCGAAACACAAAGTTGGTAAACAAATGAGGGAGGCAACTCCCTCCATTATAAATGAGGAGGTAAACCGATGAGATTACAATTGACATTACCTACAGTGGAACAAATGATATTGGCTGGCATAACCGATTTTGAGGAAGATGATGATCTTCAATATTTCCTCGGTGAGTCAGATTGTTGTCACGCATTGGAAATATTAAATATGGAGTATACAGGTGGGACAATCATATTGAATGAGGGCTTTGACATTCAATTCGCAACAGATGAGATTGACGAATACATGGCATACATTGAGGACGATACACTTACTGCCCCACTGTATTACCAAGAACTGTTGGATTACAATGATGGATGGTTAGGCGACGACACTTGCTATGATTATGCAGGTTCCTTCGTTTATGCAATCCTAGAGGTCGTGAACTGGTGTCTCGAGCAAGGTTCGTATATTGAAATCAACTGACAGTGCGTGTAGAGTGCTAGCACATTCCTGCACACAAATCATAAATCATACCTTAGTCCAAAAACCGAGGGCCGCGAAAACTTAAAGGAGATGTATATACAAATGGCGAAATTCTGGGATACAGAGGAAGTTATCCTCGAAGTAGGAAACATTAAAGTGAAGAAAGTTACCAAAGGCACAACGAAGTATATAGACATAAGAAAGTATTTTCAAGATGCCACAGATAACTGGTGTCCTACAAGTAAGGGCATCGCAATCCCTGATGATTTTGTAGATGAGATTGCAGATGTCATGATTAAATCAGGAGGTAGACAAGATGATTAATGGAATCAAAATAACCACAGATGGACAGATTGAGAAGTTTGAGACAGATAAGGAACTACATCACTACATCCCATTCTGGTTTGGCTTCGTTCGTAAGTCCAGAGAGATCCTCGGAGCAGTCGATGATAGTGGCTTACTCAAGAGATTACCATACAATGAAATAGGTACCAAGTTCCTAGAATACCCTAACCCAATCGTTGGAGATGTCTACCTATTAAAGGAAGGAATGACAGAAGAAGGTCCTGATATCATCCCATTCAATGATGATGAATTGAATGACATTTATGATATGCTGATGTTATTTTAAGGTACCTAGATTTGTCCATATTGATGCCTTTATATGCATGATGATAATTCATATGTCATGAATATAAAGGCATCTTTTAGCGTCCCATTTTCATTTCTTACAATTTGCCGTCCCACAGGAGTACAGATGCTCTGCTCATACATTCTCGCATAGTCTTACGTGTACCCGTAGGCTCACTCTTTCCTCCCTTCTCCCCTCTCCTCGAATCCTCTCTCAATACCTCACGAATATGTTCATCATGAATCCCAGGCATTATCTCAGATGCCCATCGGTCAATGATTCCCACAGCTCTACGGTCCAGATCCCCAACCATAAGATCATACACTAACCTCTCACTAACAGTCAACCTATACCGCTTACCATCCTTCTCTATCAGTATATCCTCTAATCCCTCTAATCCTAGACCATCTATCTTTCCTATCATATAAACTTCCTTTCCAAAATGAATTAATCATTACATGCATACATCATGCATATTATATGCATTGATGTATTTGCATGTATAGATGCGGTTAAAACTATACATGACCATACATGCCTATACAATAACATAGTTTACATCTATACAAACGTTGAAATTACATATCTTTGAGCATCATAGAATCAAATAATTATTCAACACGATACATTCCTATACAAAATAAGTTTGTATAGTGTTGAATAATGTGGGTCGTCCATTTATACCAGGGGCTTTTACATAGATACAAATCGTGTCAAAGATATGATTTTTCAACGTTCTACATGAAGAATCATGATTATACAATTTACATAGATACAATGTATGTTCAAAAACCATACAAACTTTTATACATCATCCTATACATTCCCTTAAGAGCTCATTTATCAACAAACTCATGCTTTTTCCCTCTTGTTGGGCTCTTTCGGTTAGGATATCTGCGAGATCGTCAGCTAGATATACTCTCACTCGTCGGAGATCTCCTGTGGCCTTTTGATAACTGCTGGTTGACTTCTCGGCTACAAATTTGGAGATTATGCCTACGTCGTGCTGGTCAGTGTAGACTCTTAAGGTTCTGAGACAGAAGCTGAGAGCTTCGGCGTTATTGGCAAAATAGTAATGAGACTTGAGCTCTTGGAGTCTTTTGAAGTTTAGATCGTTGAGGTCGGCATTTTTGCGTGGAGGCTTATTTTCTCTCCAGTACTTGAGGTTGTCTGATGGGCCTAATAACTTGAACTCTACGGTGTCTCGCTCGGTGGAGACTAATTTTTTGCCCTTGACCATTAGGGCGTGTGAGAGAGCTATAGCAGTATTGAAGACTGCTCGCTCTGTGAACTTTTCGTAGCGAGTGATTGCTAGACACTCGGTGAACTCTATTGCTGTTGGGTTAAAGGGTACTCTTTCCATGTTTACCTCCCATTATAATATCGCTCAGCTTAAAGGTTGAATTGCTGTCTGATGTTCTGTACTTGTTGGCTCTTTTACGGGCTAGACGGGCTTTACTGGTTTTGACGTTGTTGGGCTTTGTGCCTTTGATCTGTCGCTGGTACTCTGGGTCACTGAGCTTCTCCCACAGAGTATCGGGGACTATATAGGACACTTGACGTACTCTGTCCATGTTGAGCTGGTACTTGCCTGTGGCTATACGTGTGATGAGACCCTCTTTGAGCAATCTCTCAATAATGTGATGGTCAGTGTCTGAGGATCTGAATTGATTGTCGTGGTTGATTGCATAGAGGATGAGATTACACATTCGGTCGTGCTTGTTGCTACGTATTCCTTGAACTATCATCCGTGAAAGTATTTTAAAGCAGACTGTTCCAGAGGAAATCCTGCTGCTTTAGGGTGGCCTCCTCCACCTAATTGTTTGGCTAACTCGCCCATGTGTACATTTCCCCTGCCACGTAGAGAGGCTCTGTCTTTGAGGAAATTGAGCATAATGACATACTCTATGTCTGGGTAGGCTTTGAGAATATCGTTGCCCAACTGACTGGAGTATTGCTCGGCAGCTATCATGCCGTATTGGTGACCTTCGGTGTCGATTAGGATGTTGACTTGGTGTAAGGCTTCTTCAATGTATTTCTGTTCGCGTTCTCTCTCCAGGGTGAGTATCATTTCTTCTGTGGGGGTTATTGTAGTGGAGGACTGGAGGACGAAACGTTTGAGGAATCGCTCCTGACCCATTGACCACATGAGGGCATTTAATTGGTGGGCTTCGGGTGATGGGCCTTTACCGTGACCCCAGGTATCAAAATTGTCGACGAGCATTGTGAAGTCTTTGGCATCTTGCATGAGGTGAGTGTTGCTGAGCATCTCGAAGACTAAGCGTGTTGCTGAGTGTGCTGTGTCGACGACTGCCCAGGGGTATGTGTCCATGAGCCACATTGCTGTTGGGTGATGGTCGATTAGTGAGACGTTGGTGCGTTTGTGTAGTAGCTCTGCTACTGTCTCGTTAGGTGACATGTCTGTGATAACTATTTCTGATGCCCAGTGAGACTCAGTGACTATCTCCATCACTAGCTCGTTGACTTTGTCGTAGTCTGTGAAGTAGACTTGGGCGTTGGGGAAGGCTTTTAGGTAGAGAACTGCACAGCCTACTCCGTCTAAATCATTGTGGGTTATAATAATCTTGCCTCGGTTCATTTCTTACCTCCGTTAATTTTATAGTTGTCTCCGTTGTTTATGAGGACATTGTCCTTGACTAATTTTGCTAGACGACTGATAGTCTGTGACTTAGGGATACCCAGATATGACTTGACTTCTTCGAGGGATAATGAGCCGTACGTCTCAAAGAGATCGATGATGCTGTCATCTGTGGTGAGTGTCATGTCAGACATGGTCGCTTTGTATGTCAGTTCCCCTGGTGCCCCGAACTCAAATTTTACTTGGATCTTTGTAGGCTTCTCGAAGGATCTGAACTCTCGTTCGACTGCGATCTCGTGCTGTTCTTCGTTGACGACATTGGTGTATAGAGCAGACTCTACCCAGCCATGCCACAGTACAGAGCCTAGCATACGTTGACCGCCACGTTCTGACTTGCCTGATTTATTCCAGTGATGAAGGACGATTATGGACGTCTTATAATCGTACCTCATTTTGAGTAGCCAGGTAAGTATAGGACGTATGTCTTTTGAGCTGTTCTCGTCTTTGCCACCTAACATGAGATACAGAGGGTCAAATATTACGAGGACTGGTCGTATCTCTTTCATGAAGCCCTCTAATAGGTCTCTGTCTTCTTCATTGGTTAGGTCAAAGCCTTTGTTATTTAGGAAATACATGGGCAGATCTGGGGGCATCTCTAGGGTTAGTTTGCCATTGATGAGATCAGCTTTGCCGTTGAGTTGGCCTCGGGTATGAGCTATTTTCATGACTCTGTCTTTTACTAGCCAGGGAGCATTCTCTTCTTGAATGTATATGACAGGACCCTGTTGATGAACGGGGAATCTGCCAAGAAAGGGTTCTCCTGATGCCACAGAGACAGCCATGTCTGTTACAAGGACTGACTTGTATGTTTTAGGTTCTCCTGCTATCATACCATGTGAGCCTTGTTGCCATACTCCCTCTATCATCCACCCAGGCTGTTCATGCTCTGAGCTCATTAACTCTGAGTAGGTTGTGAGCATTTTCTTAGTGTTGATAGGGGTAGGTTTAATATCAATATAGTCTACTGCTTTGTTGATCTCGGTGACTAACCGTCGGGTTTCATCTCTTCTGCCTTTATACTTGTTCCAGGCGGACATTGATACCAGTTGTAATGTATCCTCAGGTGATAGTCCACGCTCTAATAGTGAGCATTCTAGCTCCCATAACTTGGCACTCCTGTCTGATAGTAATACATCATCCTCAGGAGTGAATAACAGTTCCAGAGTTTTGGTATCTAGTTTACCTAAGTGAGGTCTGATTAACTCGTGTAATGGCCTTTCTTCTAACATGTCAAAGTCTAGGTCATCTGGTTCCTCAGGCTCTGGTACGATTACTTTCTCCACGTGATACCTGTGGTCTTCGTGTAACCAGAGTAGTCTCCCCTTAGGCGCTCCTTCATATTTGTAATTCTTTAGTCCAGGGACTCTTAAGACTTGAGTAAGATCCCATCCTCCTTTGTCTGCTCCTATGCTGTAGGTTAAGTCTTTGTTAATAAGTTCACCCTCTTGGGGTTCTAAAACCCTGTCAGGGAACCATATTCCTGCATACCTGCCTGGTGATGTTTCCCAACACATGGAGGGTCTTTGATCCACAGGAATAGTGTCTGGGTGTTTCTCATCTAAGTCAGCATATAAAGCAGTTAGATAAGGGATGTTCTCCTTTACTCTTCGGGGTAAACTGAATATTGAGGGACACCAGTAGAGATCGAACTTTCCTCTGTGGCTTTCCTTTATCCAGTCTACAATCTTTTCAGTCTCTTGAGGCCATTGGAACATTTTCTCTTCCCACTTACCGTCGTGGTTCTTTGGCCCCTTAGGTTGATTGTCATCTCTTTTCTTGCGAGGAAGTGCAACCCAACCTTCATGGTCACCCCATACTTTAAAGATTGAGTTTACTTCGCTCATTTGGCTTCTCACCCCGTTTAGTGTATTTTCGTTTCGTTTCAGGCCATTCAGCTGGTAAGGATCTCGGATTATACATCCAAACCCATCCAATCTTTATGCCTTTTAACCGACCAGTCTCTGTTGCATATCTTACTTGAGTGTAGGTCTTGTTGTACTTCTTCATCACTTGTTGCACCGTGAGCATCTCATTTCACCTCCTTTTAATAATGACATATTATTACAATTACATTATATCATGTATTAAAACCCAAATAAACCATTTTATCAAATTTTGATAAAATACAGTATTCAAAGGTAACATTTTATGATATAATTAATTAAATCAATAAATTCATTGATTAAAAATTGACTGGGAGGACAAAAAAATGTTAACTAAGAAAGTGAAAGAGGAAGAAGTACTAGGAGTATCTAGAGTTAAATTGACACTTGAGAAATTTGACAAAGAGGGTAACTCATTAGGAGTTAATACTTTTGACAACGTTTCAGGTATTGGCTTATTTAAGGCTAATGAGCAACCTATGGAAGAAGGTATGAGAACTGAAGGTATTATTGTAGGACAGACCAATGAACTTAGATTCATTGCTGATGCATTGGTTCAGGAACTTGAAGGAAGAGGTTTGTTAATGTCTTCAATTCCTAATAACTTCAGTGATCTGCTCAATCAATTACTCGGTATGGGGTCTGAACCTGAAACTGAAGACAGGGAAGAGTATATTGAATCAGAGAACCAAGAACATGACTGTGCTAGATGTGCCATCAGAGATTTCTGTCCTGAAGAGGATGCTGTTGAATACAGAGCCTCTAAGGAATATGAAGACGAGGATGGTAATGAAGGGCTTAACTAAGATCGTTGTATTTATTAGTATTGGATTCCATGTTATAACTGCTTACTGCCATTGTGATATTTGCACTGGTGGTTCAGTTATAACTGCTGATGGCTCGCACGTTGAGGAAGGATGGACTATAGCTGGTCCTCGTAATCTTCCTCTTGGCACTATAGTAGAAGTTGATGGTCATGTTTATGAACTGCAAGACAGAACTGCAAAGAGGTTTGATGGGAGATTTGATATTTATTTTGAGTCCCATCAAGAAGCACTAAACTTTGGTATACAAAAGAAGGATGTGAAGATATTATGTTTGGTTACAGAACAGGGGTATTTACCCCCAAGTACGTTACGTCCATTAATCGCAGATCGTTAGAAGCTGGAGTATCTTATCCGGTAAAAGTACATGGAGCATTCCAATATCAGGACGGTGATTCAGCTGAGATTGTTATTTTAGTTGAAACTCGATTTGGCAATCTATATGAAGCATCGCCTCACGAGGTGGTGATGGATAATGCATGATGGTATGTATTTTGTACTTTTTCAGATCATAGTTACCATAATCATATTTGTATTCGCCTTTTGGGTAACTAGAAAAGACAAAAGATGAAATGGGTTATATCGGTGAGGACGCACACCAAAAGAAAAGACATTTTGATTACCTCCCAGGAGGGTGAGTCCTCGATTGAGACATACAAAAGAGTGAAAGCTCAAGCTGCTAGAATTAGAGCTCAATTCGAGGGCAAACCCGTTACTGTGGATGTTGTGTCCCATACTCAGGCATTTCCTAAACCTGAGAATGTAAAAATACCTAGAGGACAGTTATGGTGTCCATACTGTATTAAACCAAGAGTATTTGTTTTAGATGATAAGCTTGATGTTTATCGTTGTAGTGTATGTGGTATATCTAAACATGAGTTTTATGTCCACAAGTACAATCATATGAAAGGAGGAAGAAAATGAAGTTGCCGATAGGTTTAGAGCCCAATTATATTTGGAAAGCTCGTAGAGTAAGTGATATAGTTTCTGCCATGAACCGATATACAGAAGCTGATGTTGAAATCCCTCTTGGGTGGGTGTATGAACTTACTGGATTGTTATCTGGATTAGATGGTCAAAAAACTCCAGTAAAAGCCGAGTGTGTAATTGAATACACCAACGGACACAAAGGTTGTGTCTGTGGAGCATGTGGTGAAAAGATCTGGAGTGGTGATACTCACATATGCCCTAAATGTGGTACTCCTATAGACTGGTAAGGAGGTATGTAATGAATAGTTATTGGATGAGAAAGGTAGTTCAAATGCTTTATCCGGGGGCTGGATGGGTATATGGTGAAAGGTCGTACAAGAGAACTAAAGAGATATACAGTTGGGCTAACAATTTACCTGAGAATCCACTAGGGTATGGTGATAAGATAAAGTGGATTACTCAGGAATATGGTATATGGTATATGACCAAATTGGACGACGTGGTGTATGTCCCCGTGTATCATGAGATAATAGACCTGGTTAGTAGAATTTTAATGAATAAAGGAAAGAGGTATGATATGAAAGGAAAAGAAGTGGTTTGGATTAAATCTGTTGGAAGATCTGCCTTTATAATGGAGCATCTTGATTATGGTAGAAAAGTTAAATTCATGACTACTGAAGGTAACTATTCAGACACTACCTCGGTCGAGGATGTGGAGAAATTGGTTGATACTGTAGTTGAGTTAAAAAAAGAGTATATAGTTAAAAATCTCGGAAAAGTTGTTGCTGTTGCTTATGACTTTGATAGAAATGAAGCCATTGTAGCAACCAACGTTATGCTTAATAATAGATGGTCAGTCAGGCTCTCAGATATGAAAGAGTCCCCTGTTCAGGTTAAACTTTCTCCCGGTAAAAAATATTGCATGAAACTCGAGGGGGGAAGAGAATATAGTTTTTATGTTATGGAGGAGAGAGGGGAATTAGTTCACGTAATCGACTCAGGACTTAATGTAAGAACCATAGACTCTGTTCAAATAATAGGCAGTATAATTAGTATGTTTCCCATTTTAGACACTCTCAGGGAAATCAATGAAATATAAGTTTAAGAGAAAACCAAAGTCATACCAAGTAGCTGCTGTTAAGATGGCTCTAGATGTAGGTAATTTAGCTATTTGGTTTGACCCAGGTTTAGGGAAAACAAAAGTAGCTATAGATTTAGCTGCCATAGACCATATCAAGGATGGTATCAATAGGATACTCGTTATATGTCCACTCTCAGCAATGGGGGTCTGGGAAGACGAGTTTCCTTTAGATTTTCCAGATGACATTGATATTACAATAACCCCAATCGTAGGGGATGACCGTACGTCCCGCATTATACCTGTATTACGTTCCTCGGGATTGAACGTGATGATATGTAATTATGAATTATTTGGATTTGATAAAAAGGAACCTAATGATGCCTTAAGATTGGTGAAAGTATGGAAACCTCAACTGGTTATCATTGATGAGGCACACTTCATAAAGAATAAGGAGACACAACGAAGTAAAGCAGTTTATGAGTTGTCTCGTGATGCCCACAGGATATTGCAGTTGACAGGCACTCCTTTACCTAAGAACTTGATTGATGTATTTGGTCAGTACTATGTTCTTGATGAGGACATCTTCGGAGATGACTATAATAAGTTCTTTTATAGGTATGCAATACCTCACAAGGACTTTAAGAGCAAGGTTATTAAATGGAAACGTATGGATGAATTTGAGGAGAAGCTCCACAGAAGATCATTCAGGGTTAAGGACAGTGAAGTTAAGGGTATGTCGCCCATTAGGTTTCAGGACATTCCAGTTTATTTAAAGGACAAGACTAAGGAGATCTATAAAGACATGGCTGAAGAGCTAATAGTAATGCTAGAGTCAGGAGCAGTAATTGATGCTAAGATGAAAGCAGTATCTCTGATGAAACTTCAGCAGATTACGGGAGGATTTCTTCAAAAAGAGGATATCTATTTGAATGACAATAATGAAGTAATTAAACAAAAGGTTTATTTTCCTTTAGGAGGTGAGAAACTAGAGGTCTTGGAGGACCTACTGAATAGGTATAGTGAAGACCATAAGATTATCATTGGCTGCCGATTCCTGTGGGAGATTAATCAGATTGAACTAATGCTTAAACGAAAGGGTATCGATTTTGCCACCATCAGAGGGGGTGTATCAGGTCAGGCCAGAACCGATATCAAAAGAAGATTTCAGGAAGATAAGAAGCTTAGGATTGTTATATTTCAGGTATCTGCAGCCACTGCAATGACACTACATGCTGCTGACATTGGTATCCTATATTCTTGTACTACTAAATGGGATGACTATTGGCAGTGGTTGAAACGGATCCACAGAGAAGGACAAAAGAAACCTGTCACTATATTTAGATTGATAGCTAAAGGAACTATTGACCGAGACATCTATCACAAACTACACGTTAAAGAGAACTTTACTACTAAACACATTGAGCAATCTAAGTACCGAAACTTATTTGAATTTAAGGAGGATTAAGATGTTAACTTCAAAAGATTTTCAAAAGGCAATAGCTGTATTAAATGGTGAAGTACCAGATGACCCGTTTGATAGTATTATCACCAAGTGTCTCATTGAACTGTTTGACCGAGAAGCTCAGAAAAAACGCCTAGAGGAATCTGAGGACCCTGACTGGAGGTTGTAATGAAGATAGATCTCAATATGACAGGAGTTGGAGAACCCACAGAGAAGATGTGGAGACTTCTATGGGACATGGAAAACGTCCTGGGTATTCAGTATAAAGGCTCTGAGGAGTTCAAGTACGTGAGTAAATGGATCTCCCTTCATATGGATGAGTATATGAAAGCTTTAGACACCTACGACGATGATTGGGGTTATGAATATTATGACCAACATTATTGACAAGTCATTCAACTTTATGATATAATAAATATATACAATAAAAAAATGTAAGGAGGCCAAAATGATTATAATTACTGGGGTGGACAATAGTGGTAAGACTACACTAGCTACCCACCTAAGCAACAAGTTTCATATTCCTATCATTGATAGGTATCATGAACTCCCGCCTAAAGACTATGATGATTGGTATCGATGGGTAGTAGGAGTATTGGATCGAGACTATGAACTCATTGCCGACAGATTCTACCTAGACGAACTTGTTTATGGTCCTGTGGTAAGAAGTAAAATTGGTATCAGTAAACATCAGATCAAGGTTGTAGATGGATTAATCGCTGAGCAGAAACCACTTATCATCCTTTGTCACAGAATGCCAGGTGACATTGAGTCCACCTATAATGTAAGAAAACAGTATTTAGATATCTCTCAGGTATCTGAAATACAGATCAGGTATTTTAGGTTAATTCAAGGATTCCCATTTAGGGAGTTAACCGTAGGATACTCGATTGAAGAAGACCCATACTATGAGCAGATTGACTTTGAGGTTAAAATGTACCTAAAAGCCCAGGAGGTATTGAAGAATGAACGTAAATGATTTTAAGAGTAAGATACCGTATGATGAGAAACATGCATTAGAGGACATCTTCCAGTATCAGCATGAGTTGGCTGAGAAGTATCTACACATCGAGAAACAGAATGGACTACTTCAGTCAGATAGAATACCAGGTGATGTCCACGACAGATTCGTTCAAGCAAGACTTAAGGATATGACATGGAGAGCTATGGAGGAAGTTGCTGAGGCTATGGAAGCTATTCTTAAGACGGATATTCTCCATTTTGAGGAGGAGCTAGCTGATGCATTTCACTTTGTAGTTGAGAAAATGCTTATTGCAGGTTACAACCCAAACAAGCCATTGCAATGGTATTTTGACAACTCAATGGGCAATCCTGCTGAGTCTATCAAATCGGCAGTTACTGATTATTTAGTTGCTGCTGGATTAGCATGTAATACACTTAAGAATAAGCCTTGGAAGACAACTCACATGCTTACTGACATTAATAAGTTTCAGAAACTTACCGAAATCGAGTTTCAGTCTTTCATTGACTTATGTAAGGCTGGAGGGTTCACAGCAGAGTCACTATTCCACATGTATATGAGGAAGAATCAGGTCAATCAATTCAGACAAAGATCGGGGTACTAATATGTTTAATTTAAAAGCGAAAGACATGAGGGATGCCTATATTAAGTTCAATCACTACCTGTTTTGGAATAATGCATTTCAGTATATAAGAGGAGGAGTAACAGCTCACTCATTTCAAGACTCAATATTCATGGAGTCAGCTGCTTGTGACCTTCATTTACATGATATGAATTATGCTCCTGCCAAGTGGAGAATGCTTATCAGATTGTATCTCAATCCTGTGGAACTAGGTAAGATGGTTCAAAGACTCAATCATTACAATAGTCAGAAAAAGCACAAGAATAAGTATGTTCCTGATATTGCAATGCAATTTAATGCTCGAGATAATGCTTCTGGAGCCTGTTTACTAAATCTATCAGTTGGCTTTCATCAAGGACAATGGCATGCAGTAGTCAATACCAGAGCAAGTGAAGTAACCACAAGATGGTTTGCTGACTTAATCTTTATCTATGTATTGCTGAGAGAGATAGGTGACAAGGTTGGCTTCAATCCTGACTATATGACCTTAAGGTGGAATATGACAAGTTCATATCAGTCTATTACAGGAACACCATTCTTCTTAGCTTTTGAAGGTAATGAGCAATGGCTCAAAGACTTCTTTAATGAAGAGGGAGAACTTATTGAAGCTGAAACTGTAGGACTACCTCACTGGCAAGTTGCAACTATTAAGAGGTATAAGAAGGTATTTGTTGACAAGAACTACTCCAATTTTAGAACTCAGGAAAGAGTTATGAAAGCTTATGAGGTATTGATTGGAGAAAGGGAAGGACACTACGTACCCACAGAGTCACTTACTTTACCTGGGTACGATATCAACCACATCATGGATAAGTTATCTTGTGATGAGTTAGAAATGTTTGGAGGAGACGGAGATGAGTGAAAAGAAGATTGATACACCTGAAGAGCAACCACTACCTATCTACACCAGAGGCTACAATTTGTCGGCAGAGGATGTTAATAAGTTTATCGAGCTGGGTTACACTCCTTGGCAAATAACTACTTCACCGAAGAGAGTTATCAGAGGTGGTAACCTGGTCACTGAAGAAGTGGATATTATTTATCACTTTATAAGAAAGGGGACAGCTAAATGAGAATTTTTACTAATTTTGATGAAGCCCTTAATGAGATCAAAAGAGATCTAGCTGAGATGGGAGTTAGTGTTCATACTCAGTCAATGCAAGATAAGTACATTGGAGATGACCCTGAGTATGCCACACTGGAGTTACAAAACTATTCCTACACTGTCACAGATCCTGTGGGTTCATTACATCAATTAAATCCTACACAACCTTGGGCTGACATTGAGTTCTCTGAGAGGATTCAAGGGTTTGGAACTAATCCAGGTGAGGCTTATCACTCCAGAGCTGATGTATGGTTAGAGTTTCTCCATGATGGGAAATTTGCATACACTTACTCAGAAAGAATAGGAAGTCAACTCCACAGGATAATCACTGAGCTTCATCAGTATCCTGACAGTCGTCAACTGTATCTCTCAATCTGGGATCCTAATATTGATAATGAGAGAATGGGTTCTCGATACAGAGTACCTTGCTCACTGGGTTATCTGTTTCAACTTAGAGGTGGACAACTTAATGTTACCTATATGATGAGATCTTGCGACTTTGTAACACACTTCCAAAATGATGTTTACTTGGGTGTGAAGTTAATGCAATATATAGCTAATGTGACTGGCTATAAACCTGGGTATTTTACCCATTCTATCAACAGTCTTCATATTTATCAGAAGGATGTGGAAGGAGTATTTTAATGAGAATCATTTGGCCTATGGGCTGTAAAAAGGTTGAAAGTGAAGAAGCCCTAGAGAAACTAATCGAAGATGACTCTTACTTTGGTCAGGAGAAGATTGATGGGGTTAGGGGAATATTACAGTTTCTCGAGGACGGTGAGATGGTTATAACTACTAGAGGATCTACCAAAGCTGACCCAACTATTCCAATTGACATCTCCCATAGGCTCCCCCACTTTACTAAATACAAAATTAGATCTTTGGCTGGAACTGTCTTAGATGGAGAGTTATATGAACCTAGTATGACTTCTGCTGAGGTAGCTGGAATATTGAACTATCGCTCGATGGTTCCAGTTCCTGATACAATTGTATTTAGAGTTTTTGATTTTCTGTTCTATCGACATGAGGCAATATACAACCTGACTAATATAAGGAGAGATGATATGCTCAGAAAATTAGTAGATCATCTTCCATTCATCCCTGTTGAGTATGTTCCTCACGTGGAGACAGGACCAAGAAAAGAAGCATTATTATATGCTCTGTTAGCCAAAGGAATGGAGGGAATGGTATTCAAAAATAAAGCATCTCTCTATCAGTTTGGTACTCACAAAAGAGCAGCTAAACCTGCTCACACTTGGTATAAGTATAAGAAAAAAGATACTGTAGATGTTATCATTACTGGCTCAATCTTACCTGATAAGCACTATACTGACCCAGTAACTAGAACCATAGACATATCCAGGCACACTAAACCTTGGGTTAAAGGATGGTTCGGTTCAATTGAGTTTAGGGATGGTGATAATGTCGGTTCCTGCTCAGGCATTACTGATGAGCTCAGGGAGATGTTAAGTGACGGTAACCACGGAATAAAAGAGGAGTATATTGGAAGAGTCATGGAAGTGGAGTTCATGGAGAGGACATCTGATGGAAATCTAAGACACCCTCGATTTGTAAGAATAAGAGAGGAGTTAGAGCATGAGAATGGATAGAGATCACTTCTACATGGAGTTAGCAAAACTTTATGCAAAGAGATCCACTTGTGACAGAGCTCAGGTAGGAGCTATTATAACTGTAGGTGGAAGATTAATTTCTGCAGGATACAATGGCTCACCACATGGGATGCCTCATTGTGATGATATTGGTCACTCTATGGTGGATGGTCATTGTGTAAGAACTATACACGCTGAGATCAATGCACTAGAGTTTCTATCTAAAATCTCGCACTACAGATATCCTGACACTATAATGTATGTTACTCACCTACCTTGTGATAACTGTATCCGATATATCTGTGGCTCGATTCATAGACCAAAAATACTTTATTATGGCAAGGTCTATGGGAATGACGTGAAAGCAAGAGTAGACAAACTGATAGGAGCTGGTATTGATGTTAGACAGTTGCAACCTCTGTAATTTAGTAGAACAACCCCAAAGTATACAACTGACTCCTGAGTATAAAAAAGCCAGGTTGATGATTGTACTTGAGATGCCATCATTGACTGACGACTTCGAGGGAGTTATAGCAGGTGACAACAGCGGGTCTTTTCTAAAGAACACATTAGCACAGTATGGGATAAAAGATTACTACATCACTTTTGCTGTGAAATGTAGGGTAACTGAGAAACTAACTAAAGACCATATCAAGAATTGTGCTCCATATTTAGAGGAGGAGATCAGGACAGTTAAACCTGATCTGATCTTCACCTTTGGTAATATTGCACTAAACTCAGTTACAGGTAGATCAGGTATAAGTAGTTACCGAGGAAAAGAGTTAGTAAGTAAAGGTGGAATCCCAGTCATAGCTACCTACAGTCCAGGGTCAGTACTACGAATCCCTAAATACACTCATGAGTTCAATACAGACATGCAAAAGGTAGCTAATTTCATGGCTGGAAGAAAATCTCATCAATTGCAATATGTTATACATTACGTGACAACGAAAGAAGTCCTTACAGGAATGATTAGACACCTTAAAGACGCTGTTAAAAATGATAAAAATATATACGGTGCATTAGATTTAGAGACTACTACCTTTGATTACTGGAGACCTGAGACCTCGGTCATGACAATGGCTTTGACAGTCGATGGATACAACCTGTGGACAATTCCTATGGTTCATCCTCAGTCTCCGTGGAGAAACCAGACCCAAACAATAGTTAACCTAATTAAACCATTCTTTGAATCCATTAAGTGGGTTGGTAATAACTGGAAGTATGATGTTAAATGGATGAGAAAGAAATATAATACCAATGTAAACTTTGGGCCAGATAATATGTTAATGTCTTATATTTTAGATGAGAACATACCACATGGGCTAAAGTATCAGGCTGCAGTAAATTTTGATGCTCCTGATTACGATAAGGATATTCATTGGCCTAAGAAGTATGACCCTGTATATGACGACATTATTGAGGTAGTAAAACAATTCCACAGGATGGATTTAGGGAGGATGATGAAGTACAATGCTTTGGACGCATTATATTCTTGGCATAACTATCCTGTATACAAAGACATGCTACTTCAAAAACCAAGATTAGCTAGGATTTATAAGCATTTACTTGAGAAAGGTAGTAAAGTATTTACCCTGATTGAAGAAGAAGGTATGTGGATTGACCCAGACAAAATAGCCCAGGCTAAGATACAATGTGATGAGGAGATTGAGAAGTCATTGAAGCTTCTTAATAGCTTAATACCTAAAGGATGGGCTGAGAACAACCTCAACAAAAAGCAACTTAAAACTGGGTTCAATTGGAATAGTCCTCAACAACTTGGTAAGTTACTATTTCAGGATGATGGGTTGGGTTTCCCTATTATACAATTGACTGACTCAGGAAAACCAAGTACTGCTGAGGCTGTGTTACTGGAACTTCATGCTGAGTTTGACCACCCAATGATGGATGGTATCATGGAATATAGGAAGTGGGCTAAATACAGATCTACCTACCTTGAACCTTGGTCCCACAAAGTAGATGATAACAATATGATACACCCTACCTTTAAGTTACATGGGACAGTTACAGGCAGACTCTCAGGTGAGGATGGAGCTCATCAGGTACCTCGTGATGATTTTATCCGAGGATTGATAGGTGCTCCTCCAGGATGGTCGTTCTTTGAAATTGACGGTTCTCAGATTGAGCTAAGGGTTGTTGCTATTGTGGCAAACGAGAGAAAGATGCTCTCAATATTTGCAATGGGAGGAGACATTCATACTGCGACTGCTGCAGCAATAACTGGGAAGCTACCTGAAGATGTCACATATGATGAGAGAAAGAAAGCTAAGGCAGTCAATTTTGGATTTGTATATGGCATGGGCTGGAAGAAATTCAAGCAATATGCCTGGGAAAAATATGGAGTACGCTTAACTGACAAAGAAGCTAAGGATTATCGTAGGAGATTCTTTGAACTATATCCTGATTTAGGTCCTTGGCATTTTAAGATGAAGAAGTTAGTTAAGATGATGGGCTACGTGGTTTCACCAATAGGAAGAGAAAGACACCTACCTAATATTTACTCAAGTGATGATGGTATGAGATCAGCTGCTGAACGTGAAGCAATTAACTCACCTGTTCAAGGATTTGGTAGTGACTATGTATTAGCTGGCTTTATTGAAATGGTATTAGACCACATTTTACCTGAAGATCCTAAGTTGGAAACTATTAAACCTGTGGGTTCAGTACATGACGCTCAGTACTACATGATTAGAAATGATAAATTGGACTACTGGCCTCACAAATTAAAGGAAGTATTTGATGACCCTTCCAGACTTCTTAAGTGGTTTGGATATACTCCGACGATCCCAATCACTGGGGATTGCAAGATAGGAACTCATTGGGGTTCAGCCAAAGACTGGCTACCTGGAGAAGAGTTCCCGTTTACACCTAGATAGGAGGTGATATTATGTCAAAAGCAGTGAAATTCAGAGCTAACGCAAGTGAGATCAACAAAGCTCCTAATGTTATCCGATATGTCTGGATAGTTCAGGATGAGGATGATGGAGTCACTACAAGTACCACATATCAGACATTAAGTAGGTTACTGGGAAAACGATTGGCTAAGATCCACTTGCTGGATATTAGAGATAATTTGCTTTATGTCTGGGACAATCCCACAGAAGAGTTCTACGAGAGACTCATAAATGAGTGGAGGGAGAACTATTTCAACCTTGATTGGAAAGTTTCAACTAATTAATTAAATCTTTTAGTTTACATTTCATCAGAAGTATGATATAATTAATATATAACATATATGAAAGGAGAAATCATGAAAAACCAATCGAGCAAGATAATTAAGATTGGGATAGTTGAAGGAGAGGAAGGATTACAAGAACTCTCCAACTCAAAAGCTAAAACTTGGGCAACTTGTCAAATGAAGTATAAGTACAAGTATGAGGATAAGTTAAGACCTAAAAGAACAGCTGTCCCCTTAAGAAAAGGCTCTTGGGTTCATAAAGTACTTGAGGACTATGACTCTGGTAAGAATTGGGTTGACACTATTAAGACTCTCAGAGACACTGAGTATAATAAACTTTTTGATGAAGAGAAAGCCTTACTAGGAGACCTACCTATGGAAGTATTCCGCATGATGAGAGCATACTTTCAAACTTACAAAGAGATCGATGCTTTACACGAAGTGATTCAAGTTGAGCAAGACTTTATGATTAGACTCCCAGGAACCAAAATTGTATTGACAGGAAAGATTGACAAAATTACTCGAGACCAATCAGGTAAGGTCTGGATATGGGAACATAAAACCATGAAGAGTGCTCCACCGTCTGAGACTTTCAGAATGACAGACACTCAGACTGCCATGTATACTTGGGTTGGAGAGCAACTGGCTCCTTATCTGGGATACAATAAGGAAGATATAGCAGGAATCATTTTTGACTACATCAAAACAAAACCTCCTACTATTCCTGAGAAACTCCAAAAAGGTGAAACCTCCAGACGTAAGATTGACTGTGATTGGTACACTTATGCAGCTACAGTTAAAGCACACGGTAATGACCCTGAAGATTATCTCGATATGAAAGAAAAGCTTAAGGACTCAACATTCTTCATCAGACATTACATGGCTAAATCAAAAGTTATGGTAAGAAACATTCTTCAGAACATGGTCAATACAGGAACTCAGATTCAGACCTTATCTCCACTACATGTGGTAGCTAATCTCAACTGGACCTGTGATAGACCGAGATGTGATTATAGGGACTTATGCATGGCTGACTTAATGGGTCATGACACTAGTTCTATGATAAAAATATTGTACAAACAAGAGGAGGAGGAAGAGAATGAAAGCAGAGAAGAAGAATCCATTGATTGAAGACATTGACCTAGATTTTGAGTCTGACAAGGTAGAGATGGATGATATGGACGACATTCAAGTAGCTACACCAAAGTCTCCAATAGGTATGAACATCATGGATTTCTCAGAATTTGAAGCTGGAATTGAGGATATCAGTTTAGCTGCAGATTACATGAAAGCTCTGATCTATGGACCGAATGGTACAGGTAAAAACACCATTGCATCGACATTCCCAGGACCTATTCTGGTTCTAGATATCAATGAGAAAGGTACTCGATCCATGATTGGTCATGAGCAAGGTAATGTTAAGAAGAGATTCTTAGATACCTTTGAAATGTTTGTTATGGCCTATTGGTACCTAAAGACAGGCAATCATCCTTACAAGACAGTAGTCATTGATAATGCTACTACTCTGCAGGAGATTGGTATGAGATTTGTAATGAAGAAGGAGGCTGATAATGACCTAAACAAAGACATGGACATGCCAAACAAACATGACTGGGGTAACTTATCTCAACTCATGAAGAAATGGGTAATTGAGTTTAGAAATCTGGATATGAATGTAGTTTTCATCGCTCAAGAAAAACGAACTAATGATGAAGATCTAGACTCTGACGAAGTTAGTGTATTCCCACAGGTTATAGCATCAGTTAAAGCTATCTTAGGAGCAGCTGTAGATGTTATTGGCAGAACCTATGTTGTGGACTCAGAAGATGCTGAAGGAAAATCAATCGTTAAATTCTGTATGAGAGTACTACCGAACACCACTTATATGGCTAAGATTAGACTTCCAATTGGAGCTAAGTCTCCAACATCACTGGTCAATCCAAGCTATGCAGCTCTTAAACTTATTATGGATGGAAACTACAAAAAAGGAGGAACCAAATAATGAAACTTAATGTCGACATGAGCAACGTGCAAGAAGGTTTTGAATTACTACCAGAGGGTGAGTACATCTGTAAAGTTACAGGCGTAACTAAAGAACCCGGAACTAAAGCTCCATATCTTAAGTGGGAACTTACCGTAGGTATTGGACCACAGAAAGGCAAGAAAATCAACAATATCACTACACTTTCACCAAAGGCTCTGTTCGCTCTCAGAGATTTCCTTATTGCCTGTGGATTAAACGTTCCTAAGTCAGCTATGACTCTGGACACTGACCAAGTTAAAGGTAAGATCGTTGGTATCGTGGTAACTCATGGAACTTACGTCAAAGACGGAGTTGAGAAACCTAATGCTAACATTACTGAACTGTTCAGAGTACAGAAAACTGATGCTGGTTGGAAACGTGTAGGAACTGCTAAGGCTGCTCCTGCTGAAGTTGAAGACGAGGAAGTATTCGAGTCACCTTCTACTGTGGTGGAAGAGGACGAGATTGAAGAGATTGAGATCTAATGCCTAAGAAACCTGAGACGCTGATAGTCGAGAAAATAATGGACAGGCTATCAGCTGAAGGGGGTTTTTGGTTCAAGGTTCATGGGGGTGCTTTCCAGTTGGCAGGTATCCCTGATATCCTTGGATGCTGGAAAGGTCACTTTGTAGCCATCGAAGTTAAAACACCCACAGGTAAACCAACGAAACTACAGCTCTATAGAATAGACCAGATACTAGCAGCTGGCGGTAGAGCTGGGATTGCTAGAAACGTCGAAGAATCTCTTGCTATAAGGAACGGAACATTGTAATTCACTCGTGTTGGGCGGTACCCAATTATTAAAATTTTTTAAAAAAATTTAACAAAAGAAGTTGACAATCGTGTTAACTTCTGATATAATTAAAGTATCAAATAAACCTGTTAAACAGGAATAATGCTTAGGAGGCATACCATGAAAAAAGAAGTTGTTATGGAAATGGAAGATCTTGACATTGAAGGTTTGGAAATTGAAGAAGTTGACCCAATCGAAGCTGAAATCGCAGCTGTTGAAGAAAAGAAAGTTAAGAAAGCTAAGAAAGTTAAAGAGCCAAAAGGTGAGAAATTGTCCTCCACCAAAGCTTTGGCTGAAGATGAAGTTGGAGCAGCTTACATCGCAGAAATCTTAGGAATTGACCAAAGAGTTTTGAGAGGATTCTTAAGAAACAACTACAGAAACATGGAGACTGAAAAGTCCCAAAGATATGTCTGGAAGAAAGATGATCCACAGATCCAAGAAATCGTTGATGCATTCAGAGCTAAAGCTGCAGCTCCAAAGAAATCAAAGACTGATAAAGCCCTTGACAAAGCTGAAGTTGTTGAAGCTCAGATTGAAGAAGTTGACGAAATCAATCTCGAGGACATTGAAGAAATTTAATACTCAAGGACCCAGGAAACTGGGTCTTTTTTAAGCGCTAAAAAGGCTCCTGTATTGTAATCCATAAATGTCAATCATATAATGAATCATTGACATATAAAAGGAATCAATACAGGAGCAATTTAGGAACGTAAAATCATCGTAGCATGTCACGTATTTTGATTAATTTGTTAGGTTCATTCTCGATCTCACGAATGGTTGGAACCTCGATACCTTCATCCTTGAGTTTTCTAATGAAGTTGTTTAGTATCCTTTCCACTTCGTAGAGTCTACTTTTCTCAACGCCTTCCTGAGAGTAAAATGCAGGACCACCTAAGAACGTTGAAGCTCTAGATGTTTGTCTTGGGTTGTCAGGATTAGTTATTGTATCAAGATTTCTAAGCAAAGGAAGCTGGTCAAGTAAGTACCCAGTAGTTCTCTTGCTAATCCGTGGAACGTCTTTATCCTCCACACCTAACATCTTTAGTATCCCAGCAAAAGTTATCTCTCGTGTCTCATCAGGATACTCTTCCAGAGGTCTACTATTGAACCACTGAAGGTTAGTAGCCATCTCTATAGGAGCTTTAATGATAGGGTTAACACCTGACATAAGTTGTAAGAATGCATCTAAGTTAGTTGGTACTCTGGCTAGGTCATTAAATGGTAAGTTAGGTGAAACATAAGCTCCTGTCTTTCCTGCTTTGAAAGCTCCTGAGTCATTGATATAATCAGGTCTCTCATCCCAGTCAATTGAGTCTCCCTCAGCCGCAGCCATAACACTTTCAATTCTGGAATAATTTCTAGGGTTTTTCATTACTTGCTCAACTTGCAATGGAATATTCTTTCTCATCCAAGTGTAGAAAGGAATGATTCTTTTCATTACTTTTCTCTCGAAAGGTGTCAACTCAAAGTAGTCAAACAAGAACTTCTTCACCTCTGTGGCAGCCTCATTGAAACTCATTCCTTGATCTAAGTTGTGAACTAGACCTGTGAAACGAGTGTACATATCAGCCTTACGAGTTCCCTCCCTCATTGCACGAGAATACTTATTTCCAGCATTCTGAAGGACATTCTTTTGTGAGCTTTTCAACTTGCTCATTACGTCATATGGAGACTCTGCTGTAGCTGCACCAACATCAAGTAACCCAATCTTTCTGGATTTCTCCAGTAATTCTTTAACTGTGATTTCAACTCCATCAACAGTAATTAAGCTATCAGAGTTCATAAGCAACTTAGCAGATCTTACATAAGCAGCAGGATTAACAACACCCATTAGGTAGTTGTTAAAAACGTTACCCTCGAAGTCTCTAAAGATATGGCCTGGATTCCACAGGTATGCAACTTTCTTGTATCCTGAGGTTGCTTTATCAAAGAGCTTCAATAAAGGACCTTTCTTTTCCTCACCGAGAATCAGGTCAGCATACATGTTATATACCTTAGCCATCTCCTCAGGAATGAAGAATGATTTAACTCCTTTACTTGCTAATCCAGGTGAGTCAAACACCTCGTTAAGTACCTTTCTTCCACCTTCTTGGGAAATTGTATACATTTTGTAGCCTGAAGGAATACCACCAGAAGTTGAACGACTGAGGATATCAGCATAGTTTATGCCATACTGAGCTACTAGCCCATCCAGTGCCTTACTTAGTTCTGTAGTTTTAATAGCTCTAGCTCCACGAGTTGCCATAGCAATTGCAGCATCTTCAGTCAACCAAGGTTTATCCAATAGTTTGTTTACTTCAGATGGTACATTGGCTTTTGTGGTTCTCTCGAGTAAGTTAGGGTCAGTTCCTGATAACATTTGAATCAATGGGTCAACCTCATGAGTAGGAGTTCCAGTACCATAGATAGAGTTCAACAATTGTTGCTCAGGTCTTTTTAATGGTCTCTGTGGAATAAATGGTACGTATTTCTCCATCTCAGCAATTGGTATCTGGGCTTCCTGGTACATCTTGACCACAGATTGACGCCAGTTATAGAAGGCTTTAAGTGCAGCTTCTCCATCTGGTGAAAGTTTATCAGGTCTAGGTGTATCTTTAGCTCCTTTCTTAAACATCGGTTGGCCTTCATTAAGGACCATGTTCTTAAGGTCGTCAGTAAGCTTGATTGACTTGTTTATCTGAGGTTTGGTAGAAGGTATATTATTTGGATCCCCGATTACGAGATGATCTGCTAATAGTTCATCAAGGTCATCCATATCATACTCAGACCCAATGTCCTGAGCAAATCTGTGCCATCTATCAAGTACAGTGTTATACTCAAGCTCCGTTACCACAATAAGATCATCCATAACGTTAAACATATCATCCATAGCTTCTGGTATAGTCCTTTGTCCAGCTACTACATCATCAAAGTGACTTTCTATCCTATCACTATGAATGAAGAACTGAGTAAAGTTCTCACCATCTGGACCTTGAAGCACACTACCTATGTGGTCAGGATCTACAGGTCTCACTTGTACCCAGTCAGTTAAAGCTTCATCAATCTCTGGAGCAGTATATTTATCACCGAGAGTATTTTTAATTTTACTTACTGTCAACCAATACTCATTTTCAGACACATACAGAGGGCTAACCCCTAGTCCTGCCTCGTCTACATCGAAACAGTAAGTCATAAAATCATCTAAATCAGTTATATCATCTTCAACAGCATTTTTGAAGACTGATGAGTTACCGTCTAGATACCACTGTGCAAAAGTCTCTCCATCATCTCCTTGGAAAATGTGTTCTCCAAATTCTCGAGGGATATCTGGAACTCCTCCTAAATCAATGTCCTCAGTTTTGATACCAAACTTTTTGAGATATTTATCATTGAAACTTGGGAGAATTTCGTCATAGAATCCTTTCATTCCTTCTCCACCGATTTCAAGATCAATACCTGATATTTTTTTAGAGCCTGACTGGTCGTCAATCCATTTCTTAGCATCTAACTCAGTGTCAAATACATCAACTAACTCATTATCTCGGGTGTATACAGCCCAGGTTTCTTCTCCCAAAAGATCAGTAATTTCTCTGTCTAGAGGATCTATACGGAACCGATTAGGCCCATTAAGTGTCTCTAACCAATCCATGTGATTAACAGCTGCATCTCTGGTAGCAAATTCCTTAATAACCCCATCTTGGTCTTCAATAATAAACTGACCATTAGGACCCTCAACCATTCTTAATCCATTAACTCCAGTATTATCGGCTTTTAATAGTCTCTCAGCTAACTCCTCGCCGACATAATCAGCCAGGTTATCAGCAGTAACATTATCAATCTTCTTACCAACACCATCCACAGTAGTAGCTATCAGTCTCTTTTGATTTGGAACATATTCTAGAGCGCTGTAGGATTTAGCCAAGCCATAAACATCAGCATTCTGTTTACCTGTGGCCCAGGCAACTCGGTCATACCCATTTTCAGCGGCATATCTAATCATTCGTTTCATTGACATCTGAGGCCAAGTTTTAGCAAATGGAGCCTGGGGTAGATTGCCGAAGTTTTTCAGTAGTTCCTCGGATAGATTATAAACCTGCTCAGCAGTTAAATAGTCAGGCCAAGTTAGTTCCTCCTGAATTACTTCTCCCATAACCTCTAACCATTCGGTGCCGTCATCTGGAGTTAGTCCACCAGTGTCTATGTTGGATAATTGCTCCATCATAGTATCAGCAGTACTTTTATCAATTCCTCCATCTATTAGTATCTGTCTCTGCTTAGGAGAGACTTCACCTCTATATCCTTTCTTTCTTCCGGCTTGATGCCAGTCAGATTGAATCTCTTGAATAAAGAGTACTTTCTCATCTCCAACCCGTCTAGTATCATACCTAACGTGAGCAACTACATTCTCGGGATCCCAGTGAACTGATTTATAAGGCTGCTGACCAAACAATTGATTCACTGGGTTGTTCTTCTCAGCCCCTGTTAACTGATATCCTTCAGGGAGTGTAAGTAGTAATTCTTGATAGTCTTCTGCTAAGCCTTTCTGTGAGCGCCAGTTATTGTACTTAACCATGCCATCAAAACCTCTCGGGGTTCCTGCAACTTGATGTACTAACTCTCGTACCTCGCCCAGAGTCATCTCACTGAACTGCTCAACATCACTGTTCCACAGGTCCTGAGCAATATCTTCGAGATCTATACCCCCCTCTATCTCGTCACGTACATAAGCACGAGTTTCTGGGTCCAGAATAAGATTGTCAGCTAAGCCACCCAATTCATCCGGTTTTGCCGTACCATATGTTACCTCTTTAATCTCTAGATTATTGAGAGCCATATGTTGCATAAACTCATCTTTGGTTATTGTTTCTTTAGAGGCCAGTAAATCATTGATTCCAAGCCATTTAAGCTCTTCCTCTTTTACCCCGTTGGATCGCAACATTTTGCCGAGGTCATTACTGGTCATCTTATTGCTCATTTTAACTTCAGCAACTTTCTGGGCTTTAGAATAGAATGTAGGAGCTAAGAAGTTAGGGTTATCATACAATCCTGAAGCTATGTCCATAATGGCTTTTCTTTCCTCCACAGGAACATGTTTAAAGATCTGCTCAACTTGTTGTACAAAGTCTTCAACTTTACTCAGAGATACATTCTCATACAGTTCGTGCATTGAGCCCTTAAATTCTTTGTAAGCTTCTATTCCAGGCTTAGAGACTAATCCCGTGGAAACGTACTGGTCAATTTGGTCTATAACCTTTTCAAGTTGTATTCCAGTTGGACCCATTTGTTCCATCTTGACTGCTCTGTCCGTTTGTTCGCTTAACTTTCTAAGGAGCTCATCTTCGGACATTCGATTCTCTCTCATGACTCCGTCGATGAAATTGTATCTTTCTGGGAACTGTGCCTTAAGTTCTTCAGGTCGGTTTTTCATCCATTCCACAGAAGTAGCAAAGTCTTCCTCTACTCCACCTGTCTGAGCATACTCATCAATGAAGGTTCCTTTCATTGCGTTAGTCTCATAAGCGTTGAGATCAACGTCATAAGCTTCCTTAACACTATGACCAAACTCATGAGGTAAAGTTTTCTGGAGCTCACCTGCAGCCTCAGGTTGTCTAAGAACTATGTCACTGTTAAGGTAATAACCTCTGATAGTATCACCGTCGATAACCCCTAACTCTCCTGGCATTGCTCTAATCTGTCCCTTGATTGCATTGAGATTCCCCTCATCAAGCTGTTTGACAGCCTGAATTATTCTAGCTGCGTTATCTATACCACCCTTATTAAAGTCCATTGTGGACTGAATAGGGACTATAATGTCAACCCCTCTAACGTCAAATACATAACTAAGCATTGGGCTATCTGGAGTTACTTGGTCTATATTGTCCATCATTGTAGGAGTATCTGAGAAGCTTTTAACTGGCTCAGGAAGTTTAATAGTTCCTTTGAAGTTCTCTCTTAAAGCTTCAGGAATATCTCCATAAATATCATCCATTACTTTTCTAAGTTTCACTGACTGAAGGAAAGCTACCTTAGGGTCTAAGTCAGGATGATACTTTCTCACGGAATCAAATAGCTCAATAACATCAAAAGTAAATGGAACTTCACTCTCAAATAAGCTAACTAAATCTGCAGTATCAAATCCTGTGGCTTCAGCAATATTTCTAATAGTTGCTTGACCATTAAGAGATTTAACTTGGTCTAAAGTACCTTTGATAGTCAATAACTCATCAGTATTGAAAGGTAAACCACCTCTTACTACAGTTTCATTACGGATGATATTATCTAATTGATAACCTGTTAAATTACGCATTACAACAATATCCGGTACATCTTTAGGTATATGCTTGGTTGAAAATCGTTTGCTTAATTCATTACCCAATCGTGATTTTTTGAACGTATCACCTAGGGATGTTAATGCTCCACCGATTGCTCCAGTACCTGGAACCTCAGTTTTAAGAAATTCTTTTCCACGACCTAATGTCAATGGGTTTTGAATACCTAAGGTGAGTCTTCGTTTAGTAGCTATATCACTTACTTTATCACTGGCTTTAGCACCAGTCTCTAATAGTCCTTCTCTAAGTTGAGTAATGAACTTGCCGAGGTCGTCCCCGACAAGTCCAGAGTTATTACTTAATTGACCAACTAGGTCTCCAACGTTTTTAGCTTGGATCTTACTGATATCTCCTGCAGAGGCTATGATGTCGTCAACTTTACTACCAAAGGTTTTAGCAAGGGTTTTTGTACTCACAGATCCACCTTTAACAGCAACTTTTCCGAGACCAAATGAAAGCCAGTTTAGCAAGTCCAATGGATTTAAAATGTCCAATGCTAAACCAGCTGCACCTGCCACAGAAGGATTGTAGATTTTGGCTTCTCCACCGAAGATACCTTTATCACCTTCGAGACCAAGGTCTCTCATGATATCTTTACCATCAACTTGCTCTTGTAAACTAAGCCCTCTTCCGAAGGCTTTTATGGGGTCAAATTCACCTGGAGTAGCTCCAGCATCTTTACTAGTAAATTCTCTAATAACATTGTTAGCTGCATAACCAGTCCGGCTTAAGTTCTTAAGGACACCAACTAAGAAGCTATCCTGGGGTTCTGGAGCCTCATAGCCCAGAGTATCTAATCTGTATCTAGCATTATCTATCCTGGACTGAGTTTGACTGAGTGCCTTATTCTCATCCTCCTCTTTAAAACTACGTAGAGTTGGACCACCCAGAGATTTTATAAGTCCTGCACTTAGTGGCATACTTTTTCCCTCCTCTTATCTTACTAGTGGTTTGGTTCTAGGTGCATAGGTTGGAACTG